TAGTGTGACCTAATAGACCGAAGAGGTGACAAAGGAAATCGCAAGTCCGGCTTCGGTCTATTAGGTCGTACTAACAGCATAAGAGCATGCGTTTGCAAGAAAAGAAAAACTAATCTTAAAATAGACCTTGACGGATTTTTCGTCAGAACGTTGTTTTTCAGGTGGTGAAAAACGTATAATAAATAGTGCCATTGTTTACTCCTTTCGGTCTTGTTGGCAACCGACAGGTTTGCGCTCATCCTGTCGGCACTCAAAGACTCTCTGAACGCAAGAGTGAAAGTGTCACGGTTTAGCCTAATCCTGTGACCGCCATAAAGCGCAACAATGCCTTGTTAGTTCAAGTGGCAGAACGACGGAACTGTAAACCGCTGATCGGAGTTCGATTCTTCGGCAAGGCCCCACGGTGCGCAACCGAACAAGTGTAGGGTCGCTCCCTTCCGGAAGCCGGACGGCACACAAGCCGATATCAAGTGACACAGCGGAATAGCAACGCTGCGGAGCCAATCATGAGACGGCGGAGAGCTGGAAACTCCAACGCACTGCGAGAGGCGAAAATAACCAGCGTTCTATGTGCTGTTCGCCCAGCGGCTAGGGCAGATGTCTCATAAACATCATCGGCGTGGGTTCGAATCCCACACAGCGCACCATTCATTTCGATGGAGGGAGAAAAAATGGCAGAGAAGAAGGCACCGCCCCTTGAGCGGGTTATCGTCGCCCGTATTGTAAAGGCACTTAAAGCGTATGGCGTGACGTGGGTTGTCAAAACGCATGGCGGTCCGTTTCAATCTGCCGGCATCCCTGATATCTTGTGTATTGCGCCAAACAGCGGGCGTTTGTGTGCGATTGAGGTCAAGCGTCCAGATGGATATGGCAAGGCAACGGAGTTGCAAAACAGGCAGATTGCCGCGCTGAATGCGACTGGTGCTGTCGCTGGAATTGCTACTTGCGAGGGCGAGGCACTCGCGCTGTTGGCGCGTGCGAACGAAAGGAGTTGCTTTAAATGCTGACGATAGAGGGTGTAAAGCGTTTTTTCGGTTTTATCAAGACGATTGACCGTCGCATTGACAGCAAACTGGCGCAGCAGAAAAAATACATGGAAATCGCGACAAACATCTCGCCGGCGGTGGGGAATGGCGGTTGTCATGGCGCAAATCCGGACAAATTCGCCTATTGCATTGGTCGCATTCAGCAGCTTGAGCAGGAAATCGACAAAGATGTCGATATGCTGATTGACTGTAAGCATCTGGCAGACCGCGTACTGGCTCAGATCGAGGATGTCAGATATCGTGACATCCTTGAGATGCGGCACATTATGGGTATGTCGTGGGCTGAGATTGGCGAGAGCCTGCATTATGAGAATACACAGATTTGGCGGTTGCACGGGCGTGCGTTGCAGGTTGCCCGGAACATTCTGAATGGCTTTTTGGAGAATGAGCCTGAAAATCAAGCGGTTATAGCCTACATTTGCGGCAGGATGGAATAAAAAGGAATATCGAACTGTGATATAGTATAGACTAGGAAAAGCGAATAGAGGAGCACATCCCAAATGGGTTTGCAGGCATGGTTGGGTTTCCCTGCCTAGGGTACGGTGCATGAGCGGTCTTATCCTTTCTCCCGCTCATATGTGAGGGAGCACCGAAACGGGAAGTTTCTCCTTGGTCGGCAGCGGCAGTGTGTGACGTCACTGCCGCTGTTTGAATATTATAACAGACTGCGATGCGGTCTGTTTTTTTGTTAGAGGTGATAGAGCGTGGAACAAAACGAGATTGTTTACAAGACACTGGACGAAATCGTGCCGTATCAGAATAATCCGCGAAGGAATAAGCGTGCTATTGCCAAGGTCGCAGACTCTATTAAGCGATACGGCTTTTTAAAGCCTATCGAAATTAACACAGATGGCGTAATTATCAATGGGCATACCCGCCTTGAAGCGGCTAAGAAACTGGGGCTAACCGAGGTTCCATGTATCGTTGTTGATGGGTTGACCCCCGAGCAACAGAATGCTTACCGTCTGGTTGACAACAAAACACAGGAATTGGCAGAGTGGGATGCCGAGAAACTGACATTTGAATTGGCGAACATCGAGGATGACATGCTTGCGTTTGGCTTCGTAAAACCGGCAACAGGTGGAATCTTTCAGGACGGCATTCCATTGAAGCCCAGCGTCCCGTTCGAGCCGCGTACTGGCGACCTGCTGGCACTTGGGCGGCACAGGATTATGGTTTCCCCGTGCATGAATGAGGCGGCTTTGGCGGCTGTTTGCGGCGAAAAGAAGGCAAACCTGATTTTCTGCATGTTGCCAGGCAATGCTGAGCGAGAGACACTGGCTCAGGAACTTCTGACTGTGCAGCAGTTTGTTGTGTCTGGAGCTGTATTTTATCTCTGGCACGACGATGTGTACGGTCAGACAGCAAGGGGCGCATGTCGGGACGCTGAACTTGAGATTCGTCAGGTGCTTGTTTTTGATGAACACTCATCTGTCTCGACGTTTGGAGATGGATACGCTGTTGAGCATCGTCCGTGTTTGTATGGCTGGGTAGCTGGCTCTCATTTGTGGGCAAGCGACCGTAAGCAGACGACGATTTTGAGTTATGACGCTGCCGAGCGTGGAAGTCTGTCTGTACCGCTGTCGGCATATTGCATCGAGAACAACACTCGCAGGCTGGACAGTGTGCTTGACCCGTATGGTGAAAACGGGTCTACAATCATCGCGTGTGAACAGTGTGGACGAACGGCACTATGCGTCTGCGGCGTAAAGGATGCAAGGATAGCTATGGCGCGGTTTATCTCGCTGACCGGCGATGCCAGTCTGGTAAGGAGAATCCATGAACAGGGTTAAGATTGAGTATCGCAGGTTGGCGGATCTGCATCCGTATGAAAACAATCCGCGAAATAATGACGCGGCTGTTTCGCCGGTCGCCGCGTCCATGCACGACTTTAAGTTTAACTCCCCGATTGTTATCGACAAAAACGACGTGATTGTTTGCGGACACACACGTTACGCGGCGGCCAAGTCGCTTGGACTCATCGAAGTACCGACGATTCGCGCCGATTGGCTTACGCCTGACCAGATTAGGGCATTCAGGCTGGTCGATAATCGAGTCGCCGAGTTCTCGAGCTGGGACGTTGAGAAGCTGTCCGAAGAACTGGCGAACATTACAATCGACATGACGCGATACGGGTTTGAGCCTGCCGAGGTCAAAGAGGACAATTACAGCGAAGCACCGCCGAAAAAGCCGATAACGGAAAACGGAGACATTTGGATGTTGGGGCGTCATCGGTTGATGTGTGGTGACTCGACCAGCGTCGAGGATGTACAGCAGCTGATGAGTGGTATTGCTGCTGACTGTCTTGTGACCGACCCGCCGTATAATGTGGACTACGAGTCGAACGGCTGCAAGGTCAAAATGAAAATCATGAATGACAGTATGCCTGACGATAAATTTCGCGCTTTTTTGACGGATGCTTTTAGCGCGGCAAACGAGGTCATGAAACCCGGCGCAGCATTTTATATTTGGCACGCTGACGGCGAAGGATACAATTTTCGCGCCGCATGCGAGAATGTTGGATGGCCGATCATGGTTTGTCTGGAATGGGTGAAAAATTCTCCTGTGTTGGGCAGGCAGGATTACCAGTGGCAACACGAGCCATGTTTGATGGGCTTTAAACCTGGCGGCGAGCCGCTGTGGGTATCGGACGGAAAGCCAAGAACATCTATTTTGCGGTTTAATCGCCCAACAAAGAGCAAAGAACACCCGACGATGAAGCCCGTGCTGTTGTTTGACTATATCATTCGGCAGAATACCCAGCCAATGGATGTCGTGCTTGACGTGTTCGGCGGCAGCGGAACGACGATCATTGCCTGCGAACAGAATGATCGTGTCGGATACAGTATGGAGCTTGACCCGCACTATGCGGACGTTATCGTTGATCGGTATATCAAGTTGGTCGGCGACGATACAGGCGTTTACCTTCTGCGAAAAGGAGAACGCTTGCCGTATGCCAATGTCAAAAAGGAGGTGAATGCACCGTGATTTGTCCGAGATGTGGCGAGGATGACGCGGAAGCGTTCATCTGTTATCTGCCGGAGGTTGAACAGTACGCTGTCAATATGTATTGCACAAATTGCAAAAGACAAATGAGCAACGTACGCGGTGTGACCGAGAAGGAAGCCTATGCTGCGGCTGTAAAGCAGTGGTGTGAGAGGTGGCCGAACGAATGACATTGAGCGAGTTTTTGATTGTGCTGAACGGGCAGCGGGAAAGACTGACGCGACAGCAGTTTAAAACGTTGCGAGGTCAAGCACTGGCTGGTGATGTGAATGGCGTAGTTAAAGGGTTGCGTCAAATTCTGTTGGGGAGTGGAAGAAGTGCCGACAAAGGCGAAAAGACCGTGCAAGCATCCAGGATGTCCTAATCTGTGTGTGGACGGTTATTGCGACGAGCATCGTCCTAAGCGGTATGACCCGGAGTATGAAGCCAGACGTGGTAGCGCTGCTTCACGCGGGTATACGAGCCGATGGCGAAAGGCATCAAAGGCTTTTCTTCGCGCACATCCAATCTGCATGAAGTGCTTTAATTCGACAGGTGAGATTGTCCCGGCGACAGAAGTCGATCACATTATTCCGCACAGGGGCGATCAAAAGTTGTTCTGGGATATGAGCAATTGGCAGGCACTCTGTCATAATTGCCACTCTGCTAAGACGGCAAGAGAGGATGGAGGGTTTGGCAACAGACGAGGGGGTGAGTAAATGGGCAAGCGTGGTCCGGCACCAAAGCCGACGGCACTTAAAATCCTTGAGGGCAATCCGGGCAAGCAGAAGCTGAATGCGAACGAGCCAAAGCCGAGACCGCTTGACGCAATCCCAAGGCCCCCAACTCGTTTGTTGCCAGATGCCAAAAAGGAATGGAAGCGGCTTGCGCCTACAATGGTTGCCACAGGACTGCTTACAGACCTTGACCTGTCGGCGTTTGCCGAGCTTTGCCAAAACTACGCCTACTATTTGTCGCTTGATAAGCAGATTCTCGCTTTGGGCGAGGATAAAGGACCGGCAATGCTGCAAAGAACACCGTCTGGCTATTACATGACGCATCCGCTGCTGTCATTGCGCCGTAATTACTACGAGAATTGGCGGCGGGGTCTGGCTGACTTTGGGCTTACGCCATCCAGCCGTTCTCGCATTATTGTGGGCGATTCCGGCGGCAATGGAAGTAATGTCAAGAACGGCGGTGGCAGGGACGATATGGAAGATTTGTTGAGTGGTGGTTGGTAAAAGGTGTTTGACGAGAGAAAGGCAAACCGCGTCACGCGCTTTATCGAGAACCTGAAGCATACGAAAGGCAAGTTCCACGGACAGCCGTTCAAATTGTTGCCTTGGCAAAAAAAGGTAATCGACGATGTATTTGGAACAGTCCGCGATGACAACCCCAAATTGCGTCAATTCTCCGATGTCTACGTTGAAATCCCCAAAAAACAGGGTAAATCTGAACTTGGCGCAGCGTTGGCACTGAATATGCTCGTCAATGATGATGAGTATCAGGCTGAGGTTTATAGCTGTGCTGCGGATAAAAACCAGGCATCTATCGTGTTTGATGTTGCGACAGAGATGGTCAATCAATGCCCGGCTCTTGCTCGACGCATCAAGATTATCCCTTCGACGCGGCGCATGGTCTATCTGCCGACAGGCTCGGTGTATAAGGTCTTGTCGGCTGACGTGCGTACCAAGCACGGCTTGAATGTCAGTGCGTGTATCTTTGATGAGCTGCATACGCAGCCGAACAGAGAACTGTATGACGTTATGACGCAAGGCTCCGGTGATGCGCGAGAACAACCGCTGTTTTTCTATCTGACGACTGCTGGCACCGACAGGAACAGTATTTGCTGGGAAGTGCATACCAAAGCCATGGATATCTTAGAGGGGCGCAAAAAAGACCCCTACTTCTATCCGGTTGTGTTCGGTTTGGGCGATGATGAGGATTGGAACGATGAAAAGAACTGGTATAAAGCTAATCCAAGCCTTGGCATCACGATAGATATTGACAAAGTTCGCAAGCAGTACGCCCGAGCCCTTGAAAATCCTGCTGATGAGGCGGCGTTTCGTCAGCTGCGTTTGAATCAGTGGATTAAATCCACAACGCGCTGGATCAATATGGTGTATTGGGACAAATGCGAACAGGATTTTACCGAGAATACGCTTGCTGGGCGTGAGTGTTATGCAGGGCTTGACCTGTCCAGCACATCTGACCTTACAGCACTGGTGTTGGTTTTCCCACCTGACTCAGATGACCCTGACGGGTTATGGTATGTGTTAGCATATTATTGGTGTCCTGAGAGTCAGATAGAATTGCGCACAAGGCGCGATCATGTGCCATATAAGGAATGGGTTGCATATAAGTATATTGAAGCCACAGAGGGCAATGTGGTCGATTACAAGGCTATCAGAAAGAAGATAAATGAACTGTATGAAAAGTTTAACATCAAGGAGATAGCTTACGACCGCTGGAACGCTACGATGCTTGTTCAGCAGCTTCAGGATGATGATGGAATCACGATGGTCGAGTTTGGGCAGGGCTATAAAAGTATGTCGCCGCCGACCAAAGACCTTGAGATTAAAGTCCCGGCAGGCAAGATTGCGCACAATGGCAATCCGATTTTGAGGTGGAATATTGATAACGTTGCCATCCAGCGCGACCCTGCCGATAATCATAAAATTGATAAGGCGAAATCAACGGAAAAGGTTGATGGAGCGGTCGCGCTTGCTATGGCACTTGGGCGGGCGATGGTACATGTTGATGAGACAAGTGTTTACGATAAGGACGATCATGATTTGATCGTCTTTTAATTTTACGGAGGATTCTTATGGCAAATCCATTCAAAAAATTGTTCAGGGCGCGTGACGAGCCGATTGAACGCCATCCACGGAACGCAGTGAGTCAGGCGATGGCATTCTTTTTCGGCAGTTCTTCTGCTGGAAAAAATGTAACGCCACGCACATCCGTGCAGGTTTCGGCTGTTTACGCCTGCGTGCGAGTTTTAGCTGAAACCGTAGCGTCGCTGCCGCTGCACCTTGACCGCTACATGGAGGGGTCGGGTACGGAGCATGCGCGGAATAATCCGCTGTATTATCTGCTGCACGATGAACCGAACAGCGAGATGACGTCTTATGTCTGGCGAGAGACAGGCATGACGCATTTAGCTCTGTGGGGCAACTGGTATAACCAAAAAGTGTTCAACGGACGCGGCGAGGTTATCGGGCTTTATCCGCTGTTGCCTGAAAATGTGCAGGTAAATCGGGACGAGACTGGACAGATTGTCTATGACTACACGAACAGTGACGGCACTTTCCGCTTGTATCGGGACGAGGTGCTGCATGTGCCGGGCATGGGATTTGATGGTCTTGTCGGTTATTCGCCGGTTGCCATGATGCGGAATTCTCTTGGCTTGTCGATTGCCGCAGAGGAATATGGCGCAAGATTCTACGCAAACGGCGCACGACCGTCTGGTGTCTTAACGCACCCCGGGACGCTGAAAGAACCCGCAAAGGTGCGCGACCAATGGCAGAAGGTATACGGCGGCTCCTCCAACACCGGCAAGGTTGCCGTGCTGGAGGAAGGGCTTGAATATAAGCCGATCTCGATGCCGAACAACGAAGCGCAGTTTCTTGAAACACGCAAGTTCCAGGTCGAGGAAATCTGCCGAATCTACCGCGTGCCGCCGCACATGATCGCCGACCTCGAACATGCGACGTACAGCAATATCGAGCATCAGTCGATTAGCTTTGCTCAGTACACAATCGCGCCGTGGTGCGCACGAATTGAGCAGAGCATGAATCGCGATCTCCTGAAAAAGGCTGATAAAGCAAAATATACGACGCATTTTAACATCGACGGCATTCAGCGTGGCAGTTACCAAAGCCGCATGGAGGGCTATGCAAAAGCCATTCAGAACGGCTGGATGTCGCCTAATGATGTTCGTGCGCTTGAGAATCTGCCGTTGCTTACCGATGAGCAGGGTGGAAATACTTACGCGATTAACGGCAATATGGTTTCCCTGAAATCTTTGAACATGCAGCCGCAAATCGAGCCGCCTGTTCAGGAGGATAACAATGAGAACAGTTAATTTTAACGGCTACATCGATGACGAGGTATTTTGGGGCGATGAGATTACGCCCGAGATTCTCCATGACTCGTTGTACGGTCCTGCCGACAACGACGATGTGACCCTTATCATCAACAGCTATGGCGGCAGTTGTTCTGCTGCGCGGAAGATGTTTGATGACATTCGCAATTACCCCGGCAAAGTCAAGGCGCAGATTCAGGTCGCGGCATCGTCCGCGACAAGCGTGTCTGCGGCTTGCGACGAGGTGGAAATGACGCCGATGGGCATTTACATGATTCACCTGCCTTCTACCTTTGCTTGGGGCAATCAGAACGATCTCAAGAACGAGATTGCGGTACTCGATGCGTACACGGAAGCAATCATTAACAGTTATGCGCCACGCTGTGAGGCAAAAGGCGTCAGTCGTGATGATATCCGTGTGTTGATGGATGCGAGTACATGGATGGATGCGACGATGGCTCTCCAAAAGGGTTTTGTCGACAGCATTAGTGAGGCTATTCCCAAGGCGACGAACGCTGCAGGTCGCGCAATTGACCGTGCGTATGTGCAAGACAAAATCGAGACATGGGAAAAGCGCACGAGAAATCGCCTGATGAGGGCAAATATTGAAAATGTCAACGCTGATGCGCTGACGAAGCGAGACCTTGATTGCTTCCGTGATGAGATGCGGGAGCTTTTTTCGTCTCAGCAGCACACGAATCTCGTCTCTGCAGATCAGCTGTATAAACGGCTGAATCTGCTCAAGTAACAAATAGGAGGTAAAGAAAACATGACTCTCTCTGAACTGATTGCCAAGCGTGCTAACGCATGGGACACCGCAAAAAAGTTTCTGGATGAACGCACGGACAAGGATACCGGCATGATGTCTGCCGAGGATGCGCAGACGTATGACCGCATGGAGAAGGATATCACTGATCTGACGGCTTCCATTGAGCGCAGGCAGCGTGCCGAAGCGTTTGATAAGGCGCTTGATAATCCTGCGAACAGCCCGATTACCAGCATTCCGGGTCTCGATCCTGAAAAGAAGGAAGACCGGAGCGGTCAGAAGTACAAGAATGCGTTTGGACGTTATCTGCGCAACGCTCAGGTTGGCTATGACGTGAATAACGTGCTGTCTGTCGGTACGGATTCCGACGGCGGCTATACGGTACCGGATGAGTTTGAGCATACGTTGGTCGAGGCACTGGCGGATGAAAACGTATTCCGCACGATGGCGACCAGCATTAAGACGGCATCCGGTGATCGTAAGATTCCGATTGTGGCGACGACCGGCACTGCATCGTGGGTGGACGAGAATGCGGCTATTCCGGAGAGCGGCGGAACCTTTGACCAGAAGACGCTTTCCGCGCACAAACTGGCAACGACACTCAAGGTTTCTGAGGAGCTGCTTGCGGACTCGGCGTTCAACCTTGAGGATTACATAGCGCGAGAGTTTGCACGTCGTTTTGCGGTTGCCGAGGAAGCGGCATTCTGCACCGGCAATGGCACAGGCAAGCCTACCGGCGTGTTCGACGCGACGAAGGGCGCATCTGCGGGCATCACTGCTGCTAAGACCGATACGTTTACCGCCGATGAGCTGATGGATCTGTTCTATTCTTTGCGTGCGCCATATCGCTCTAAGTCGATGTGGTTTATGAATGACTCGACGATCAAGATCGTTCGCAAGCTCAAGGACAACAACGGTCAGTATATTTGGCAGCCCGCGCTGACGGCAGGCACGCCGGATATGATTCTTGGTCGTCCGTATAAGACGTCTGTTGCCGCGCCGGAAGCGACGACTGGCAATACTGCTGTGTTGTTTGGCGACTTTAAGTACTACTGGATTGCCGACCGCAAGAGCCGCACGATTCGTCGCCTGAACGAGCTTTATGCGGTAAACGGTCAGGTTGCATTCCTCGGTACTGAGCGTCTTGACGGCTGCCTGATCCTGCCGGAAGCGATCAAGGGACTCAAAATGGCTTGAAAAGCCCGCAGAAGGGCGGCTTCAAGGTGAGTCGTCCTTCCTTTTCTTTGGAGGTGCGTTATGGCAATTGTTACGGTTGCAGAGATGCGAATGCACATGCACCTTGAGATTTATGCGGAAGCTACGGAAATCGAAGAGCAGGACGATCGGTATATTGCAGGACTGATTAACATGGTGCAGAAAAGCGCGGAGGACTTTTGTGGCCGCGAGTTTGCGGAGGACGATGCGCCTGAACCTGTCAGGTTGGCTGTTATGCTGATGGTTTCGCACTACTATGAATTCCGCGATAACTACGATAATCCATCGTACAAGGCGGCAAAAAGTGCGTTTGAGGACCTGTTGTGGCCATACCGCACTGTCGATGTGCTGTTCTAGGTGGTGACGGGCTTTGCGCGGTTACAGAACGTTTAACCCTTCGCCGCATCCCGGCGACTTACAGCAACGAATTACAATCGGACAAACAATTAGCGAGACGACCGAAAACGGCTACCGAAATGACACCGACAAGGTCATTTGTCGTGTATGGGCTGGTGTCGATGACGCCGGTAACCAGAAATACCGTGCGGCAGACGGAGAAGTCGTTGAGGATGTCTTGAACTTTGTTATCCGGTACAGGCGCGGTATTGATGCCGGCATGTGGGTTGAGTTTGACGGCGAACGTCGTATTATCACCAATGTCGGTCATTATGGCTATCGTAAGCAGTACCTGGGTCTGAAAACATACAGGCAGGAGGTTGTCAGCCGATGAAGATTGTACAGGATGCGCTTGCTAAAACAGGCATTCCGTCCTATTCACAGATTTGGCAGTCAACCGTCAAATATCCTAAAGCACCGAATCAGTATTTCGTTTACAGCTACATGCTGAAACCTACACATTTTCAGGACGATGTACCGACAACGTATGACGTATATCTCTATTTGCAGTTGTGGAGCAAAAATGATCCAACAAACGCAATTGAAAAGACACGTCATGCAATGTTTGCATCCGGCTGGGGCATGGTGGAGGAAACGACAAAAGGATATAAACAGCCGGCTTATGACGAGCAGGTTGATTTATATTGTGTGATTTGGACGTGGGAGTACGGGTTGCCTGTTCCGGCAAGCGAGGTGACCGTGGATGGCACTTGATATTTCGAGCGTGGATGCTGAAGTCAAGGAAATCTTGGACGAGCTCAAGATGATGGCAGAAGTACTGAGTCCTGACGGCACAGCGGTTGCTGATGCGCTTGAAGCCGGTGCTGTGCCAATCTATGAGCAGATGCGTGCGAATGCATCAAATGATCCTAAAATCCGTACAGGAACTCTGTATAACAATATTACGATCGGTGAGGTTAAAAGCGTTGATGCCGATGGTGTAATGATCAGGAAAAAGTCTATCACGATTGGCGCACGATATGGCAAAGGGAAAGCGAATCACGCACATCTTGTTGAGTTTGGACACGCCGGTCCAACGCCTGATTCCGACCCAACCCCGCCGCATCCTTTTGTACGACCTGCCTTTGACGCTAAAAAGGATGATGCGTATGCGATTATTCGCGACACACTGACAAAGGCAGTAACATAAAAATTGAGGAGGTTTAAATATGCCTGATACGAAGAATCCGTCCTCTGTCGTCGGTCTTAAAAAGTTTACGCTTGCGCCGATTACGAAGGACGAAGAAACCGGTACCACATACGGCGAAATTGTACGCGTCCCCGGCTTGATTGAGGCGACGGTTACACCGTCTACTACGGACGCAGACATTCAGTATGCCGATGATGTCGAATACGACGCGCTGAATCCCGATCCGGACATTGCGCTGAAGGTTACAATGGCGGATTTCCCGCTTGATGTGCAGGCTAAACTGTTTGGCTCTAAGCTGAATGCGGATGGCACGCTGTGGCGCAATGCCTCGGACAAGGCACCGTATTTCGCGGTTGGCTTCATGTCCGAAAAGGCGGACGGCACGTACCGTTATGTATGGCTGCTCAAGACACGAGCAAAGCCGCTCACCGAAAATTACAAGACCAAAGAAGGTACGACGATTACCCGTCAGACGGGCGAAATCGAATTTACCGCGATTAAGCGCATCTCGGACGGCAACTATCAGGTTGTTGCTGACGAGGGGCTGAACAGCTTTACTGGCGGCGCAACGTTCCTTGACAAAGTCCCTAATAGTGCGGGCGACGTCTGATTTTAAGCCTGCGGCAAATGCCGCAGGCTCTTTTTCTGTTTAAAGGAGGAATTTAAATGATTACCTGTACGCTTGGCGACAAGAAATACAGCATTCCGTATGTGTCTGGACGTGCTTTGCGTGAAATTGGCCCTGCACTGGATGTTTACACAAAAATGCTGGCGGTCGGTCTAAAGGTTGAAAGCGGCATGGACGTAACGGACGAGGAAGCGAACGCGCTTTCGGTCAAAGATGCTCTTGATACGATGATTGATTGGTTTTGCCTGCTGTTTCAGAACCAGTTTACACCCGACGACGTGTTGGATCTGTACCCTGCTGACAGACTGATGCATGACTTGGCACTTACAATTCAGGCTGTCAACAATCAGGCAACCGGAGTTTTGGCTGATTTCCCTACGACAGCAGCTCAGGCACAGAAAAAAGAACCGACGAGCCAGCAATCCTGACGCTGCAAGATTATGTGTTGCAGACATACAACACGCTGCTGGATGCCGGTTGGCAAATGAATCATATTGACACGATGGATTTTATCGGTTTTATGAAAGTTCGCGCTTGGAAAGCTAAACGCGAACAAATCAAAAAAGCACCGAAAAAGCGATATATTGATGAAGTCTGGCCTGGGCTTCATCCGTAAAGGAGGAAAGAAGCATGGCCAGTGAATCAATCCGAGACCTTGTTGTCAGGCTTTCCTTGGAATCGGACAGTTTTTCTTCCAACATAAGGACAATTACTGCCCAAATCAAGGAAGCAAGAAGTGATTTTGCGCTCGCTGCTGCCGGGAACAAGAATTACGATAAAAGCGTTGAAGGCATGACGGCGCACGTTGTGGAGCTTGAACGCGAAATGCAGCTCCAAAATAAGGCGGTTGATCAATATCAACGTAAACTGCAAAAAGCGAATGACTCTCTCGAGAAGTCGTACAAGAAAAATCAGCAGTTAAAATCTCAGTTAACCGAGTCAAAAAACGCCTACGATGCGCTTGCCCAGAAAGTCAAAGAGACAGCGCAGGAATATAAGTCGCTCAAACAACTATATGGATGCTCCTGCTACTCAGAGGGTAAAGGCACGGCTTGAATCCCTAACTAACGAGCTAAAAAAGGCGCGTAGGGGGTACTCCGAGCTGAATCAAAAGGTCAACGTCAGCAACCGTACCATTCAGAATAATGCGGATAAGGTGACTCGCGCCCAAACCGAACTAAATAATGCGCGGGCTGCGGTCATCAATATTAAACAGCAGATTAACGAATTGAACTTGAAAATCAAGGCTGCTCCGTGGACGGAATTTGCAGAGCAATGCGACAAAGCGGCGAAAACACTAAACTCACTTGGTAGCAAAATGGAGAGCGTAGGTAAAAAGCTCTCTGTGGCCGTTACAACACCGATTCTCGCCGCTGGCAAGTCGATGATTCAGGCGTCTGTTGATTATGAATCTGCTTTTGCGGACGTCAAGAAGACGGTTGAAGCCACTGAGGGCGAGTTTGCCGACCTGTCTGAACAGATTATCGCAATGTCTAAAGAGGTCGGTCAGGACGCTACAAGCATTGCATCTGTTTTTGCCATTGCCGGACAGATGGGTATTGAGACGGAGAATCTTGCTGAATTTGCGCGAGTTATGATTGACTTGGGCAACGCAACGGATATCAGCGCGACAGAGGCGGCTGAGAAATTGTCTCAGTTCCGCAACGTTACGAATATGGCGACGGATGACTTTGATCATCTTGGCTCTGCCATTGTTGATCTGGGTAACAAGAACAGCACAACCGAATCGTCAATCATGGATATGGCGACGCGTATTGCTGCGGCTGGTACACAGGTCGGATTGTCCGTGCAAGAGATTCTCGCAATGGCGACTGCGCTGTCCTCTGTCGGCATCGAAGCCGAAATGGGCGGCTCCGCATTCTCTAAAGCGTTGATTAAAATCGAAGTTGCAGCCGCCGAAGGTGCTGACGGGCTTGAGGATTTCGCTAGCGTCGCCCAAATGACGAACGAGGAATTCTATGAGCTGTGGAAAAGCAACCCCGCAGACGCATTTATGTCGTTTATTCAGGGTCTTTCGCGACTCGATGAAGAAGGAATCAGTGCCATTGCAACCTTGAACGACATGGGATTTAAGGAAGTACGTTTGCGCGATACGTTGCTCCGCTCCACAAATGCAGTTGATCTGCTGCACAAGACACTGAATGAATCTAATGAGGCATGGAGAAGAAACAGTGCACTGTCCGACGAGACAAATAAACGGTATGCAACAACTGAGTACAGACTCAAAAACCTGAAGAACTCGTTTACTGAGATTGCTCGTCGTGTCGGCGATGACTTGAATCCGATTTTACAGGAGTTCATCGATAAGGGTTTTGAAATCGCCGATTGGCTGGATGGATTGGATAAATCTCAGCGTGAGGCGGCGATACGTATCTCGGCGATTTCCGCCGCTACCGGTCCGCTGCTGATTATCCTTGGCAAGCTGAATAAAAGCGTATTGTCGCCGTTGCTAAAGACCTTTGCATCGTTTGCGCGTGCTTGCGCTGCTGCCGGCGGCGGCGTGAAGGGTTTGCTGTCCGTCTTGTGGCTCTCCTGCCGTCTGGCTGGCTGTTGGCGCGGCAACGCTGTATGCGCTTAACCAGTTGAAAGAATACGCCACAGGCGCAGCACAGACCAAACAGGCGATGACAGATCTTGAAGATGTTGCTGACCGCTGGGCGCGACATCAGGCAGAGTCGATTTATTCCGGCGATGGCATGGAGCGATTCGCATTGACAGAATCTGATTTTGTCAATGCGCGAAAGTCTCTTGAGGCCGCACAGGAATGGAAAGACGGGCTTATCGCTGTATGGACGGACGGTAAAAAGGAAAGCAATGCTATCGTCAAGGAATGGACAGACTCGTTCGCGGAGTTGAATGATGGCGTTATTGCGGAGCTGAACACGATTCGCAATAATGCCGCAGAAACGGGCGTCTCAGGGCTGTCTGACCAGATTGATGATGATATTGCAACCCTGAACAATATGAATGAGGAAGTCGCAAAACTGCTCAAAAAGCGGCAGAACGGCTATCTAACAAAAAAGGAGAAGCTCAGGCTTGATGAGCTGATTGATACCCGTCAGAAAATTATGATTAAATATGACCTCGTTCCCGCAGAAGGGGAGGAAGGTTATAAAAACATCCTAAAGCAGGTTAAAGCTGAGGAAAGCCGCCAGAGGCTTGAACAGGGTGAAAACTTTAAAACGGATTTGTCTCTGTACGGCGATGGTTTGCTTGCCGCCGCACAAGGTTATAAGGCTATACGCGAACAGCATCAGGCTGATTATGATACACAGTATAAGCTGATTGACCAGATTGAAGATGAAGCCAAGAAAACAAAAGCGCTTGCAGAGCTTCAAGACGCCTACGATAAACAGCGTCAGGAGGACTTGCAGGATTACGCGGCGACGATCCAGCAGCTCTATCCGAAAATCGCAAATTCGGACGAGTTTCAAGCGGCATCAAAGAACTTTGATGATTTGATTGGCAAAATCAATGCATATAACCGCGCTGACGGGCAGGCTAAAGGTGAAATATCGAATGAGATCAGCGGCCTGCTTGCCGGATGGAGCGAGGACGACATTGTCTCCTACATTGGTCTGCTTGAACAAATCCACTCACTGATGAAAATGGGCTTTACCGAGGACGAGGTTAGGAACATGTTCCCTGACTTAGGTGAAGCGTTTAATTTTGAAAATCTACAAAGTCAGCTCAAGTACATCTATGATTTTGCAAAGGATAACGGTTTTGATGGGCTGGCAAACCTTATTGAGACACAGTTGCCGGAGGAAATGCAGAAAATCATGGTGTCGCTGGGGATTGATACAGATGATGCGGCTATTGATTGGCAGAATTTTATTGATAGTATCAAAGATGCTTCCATTCCTGTCAGTGCGACGGTGACGCTTGATAAGTATACACAGGAGGCATATGACGCATTTGTTGAGAACAACCCGGTTAAGGTGAAAGGCGTCGTTTCGGCGATTTATGGTCTCGGGAAGTATGAGTCAAAGGATGATATTCTTACTGATGCGGAAGCTGGCAATGTTGCTTTCTACGAGGACGGAATTGAGATTTCGGCGGCTGTTGCTATTGACAGAGTGAATGGTAACGATATTGTGGTTGTCGGCGACGATGGTAAACTCCACGTTATTCTGGTCGCTGATGTGGATCTGACAGGAGCTAAAGAGGCGGCGACCGCAGCGTTTGAGGATACGGGTAACACGTCCTTTGGAAACTGGGTTTCTCGTTTCAAGGATTTTTGGAATCCTGAAACATGGGGAACAAAAAAAGGGTTCGGGCAGAGTGCCAAAGACCTTGTACAGCAAATCGTTGATATTGGGAAAGGGCTTGAAAATACAAAAGATATTCCAATTTTAAATTGGCTATACGGTTCACAATCTAAAAACATGGGCCAGGATGTACTGAATCGCTTCTCCGCGACAGACATCAACAATCTTGCCACGTTGGTGCAGACCTTGTCCGATGCGATAAAAAACGGAACGGCAACGGAAGATGATATCGAAAATCTGCAACTGCTTACTGAGTTTTTTAACACACTCGATACGCTTGGTATTGGCAAAAACATCACTGCCGGTGTTGCGCAGGGAATGGGTGATATGAGCTGGACAGATACTGCGGATGGCGTGAGTGCCGATATCGTTAAGGCATTGTGCGAAGCTCTAGGCATCCATTCGCCGTCTACCGTCATGCGTGATGAGGTGGGCGTTTATCTGGCAGAGGGTATCGGAGAGGGCTTGGAAAGCTATGACTATACTGCGAATGTTTCTGCCGCTGCTGAGAAAATACGCAGAACGCTTGCATCTGCGCTGACGTACACAACATTTTATAATATCGGCAGACAGGCAGGCGCGGGGCTTGCCGCTGGCATTCGTGCTGGCTCTAATAGCGCAACGACGGCAATCACCAGCGTCGCCCAGCAAATTATCAATGCAGTAAAGCTGGCATTGCGTATCAATTCCCCTTCTCGCGTCATGCGCGACGAGGTGGGCGTGATGACTATGCGTGGGTGGACGGAAGGCATTCAGATGGAAGCAGCCAGCACGCAGAAGGCTATCTCTAATGCCGCACACTATCTGACGGATAGTGCATCCGGCATTGTCAGCAACATGAACAGCTATGATAACCGTACAACGGTTAATAGTAGCTCAAGTGTAAACCTGCACGTTGAGAATCTGCAAGTGCGCGATGAACAGGATATTCACGCGCTGGCGGTTGAAATCGCAACGCTTACCAAAAATAACCAGCGTGCGCGGGGTTTGAGGATGGCCTAAAACGGGTCATCCTCTTTCCTTTCTCTGGAGGGAATCATGAATCAATTAAACTACTGGTTTAAGTGGAATGAGATAAAAAGCACGGATTACGGCATCTATATCGCCGAACAACCAAACATCATCAAGCCGGCAGAGCGAGTGTCCTATATCACTATTCCTGGGCGCAGCGGTAGCCTGACGCAATTGCAAGGTGAGGATGTATACGAGGACATCACGCTGACTGTGGAGTGTTTTATCTCGGACAGCACACGAATTGACGAAATCGGTGAATACCTGTCCGGAAATGGAATTCTTGAATTGGCGGCGCGACAGGGCGGTTATTTCCGTGGGCGCATCGCCAACCAGATTGATTTCAAGCAAATTCTGCGCGGTCATCCGAACAGGAGCTTTTCTGTTGTTTGGCGGCTTGAACCCTTCTGGCGATCAAAACTGCCTGCGAATCTGAAACTGACGGCAAATGGTAGCGTTATCAATCCGGGGACGACGTTCGCTTGTCCGACGATTACAGTTACATGTAACGGAAGCGGCACACTGATTGTTGGCGAAACAGCGGTGGTACTGTCAGACGTTCCCGGCAAAATCATTCTGAACGGAACGTTACAGGAGGCATATAGCGATACGGTTTCGCTTAATGATTGCATGACGGGTGATTTCCCGAGGCTGTTGCCTGGCAACAATGCCATTCGCTTTGATGGAGATATTACAGGCGTAGAGATTGCGGCAGAATGGCGTTATCTGATTTGAGGTGACAAATTTGATACGAATCTACGAGTCTGATTGCAAAGACTTCTCTAAAAATGGTCTGGGGCCGCTTGCACCAAGCAGCTGTACGGTCAGCGAGACGTTAAACGGCACATGGGAGCTTACGCTTGAACATCCACTTGACGATGCAGGGAAATGGCAGCGATTGCAGGAGGAACGGATTATTGTCGCGCCGGTGCCGGCAGCACCGACTCCGCGTGTAGGTCTGGTGCATCAGGATAACATCGGTCACTATTACAAGAACGAGATCTATAGCATCAATACAAAGCGTGATCCGCTACGTCTGCGTTCCGGCCCGGGCTTTGATTATGCCATTATCGATCATATTGATATCGGAACGGAGGTCATTGTTACCGATACGGTAACAGACGAGGACGGAGGCGAGTGGTGCGAGGTCATCGGTCCGTATGGTGAACACGGCTTTCAGTATAAAAGCTATTTGAAAAAAGAACGTACAGAAGAAGGTGCAACGTCGAGTGGAAGCGTCTATGCGACCGGAACGGTCGTTGAAAGCCGTCTGTTGCGCGACCAGCCGTTCCGCATCTATCGGGTTGTACCATCAGATGCGGATAGTGCCAAGGTGACGGTTTATGCACGGCATATCTTTTATGATCTGATGGACAACATGATCCAACAGTACCGCCCTGTGCCGGATGAGGCAGGCGCAACGGTTGCGGAAAGCCTGCTTACCAAGTGCCTATCGGCGCATGGATTCCGCATGTACTCAGATCTGACCACGACCGCGTCGGATGTGGACTTGTCGAATCTGAATCCCGTGTCGGCTATGCTGGAGGATGGCGGCATGACGGCGAACTATGCCGCAGAGCTTGCACGCGACTGGTACGATGTGTTTATGGTCAAGCGGGTTGGCTACGACAAGGATGTGACGATTCGGCGCGGGAAAAATCTGAAAGGCATCACATACGATGCGGACATCACGAACGTGGTTACTCGCATTATGCCAACCGGCGAGGATAAAAACGGAAACGTGCTGTATCTGCCGGAGGTATATATTGCCAGTCCGCGTGAATCCGAATATGTGCATCCAAAGTGGTACAGGCTGGAGGTTGCGGATGCGGCTGAATCGGATGCAACCGACGACGAGGCGGCTGTCACGAAAGAAGACGTTTATCAAAAATTGCGTGAAGCCGCGCAGAAGGAATTCGACAACGGGTGTGACCTCGCAACGCTGACGCTGACAGTGGATTTCGTTAATTGCGCGGATACGGAAGAGTATAAACAGTATCGCTTCTTGCAAAATATCTACATCGGCGACTCTGTGAGGGTCATAAACAGTCGAATCGGCGTCGATACGCGCATTCGTATGACGGATTACACGTTTAACTGCCTGACGCTGCAATACGATGCCATGACGCTTGGTACACTGGCGTCTACGCCGGATAACAGCCTGATTACGGGGAAACAGCTTGGAAACGGCATCGTTACAGGAAACAAAATTGCTCTTTCCAGCGTGTCTGCCGGAAAACTGGTTAATGGGTCGGTCGTTGCGAATAAAATCGCGGCAGGGGCAATCACGGCTGGCAAAATCGACGCTGGCGCGGTAACGGCGGACAAGATCGCGGCTGGCGCGGTAATCGCAGAAAAAATCTCTGCGAACGCTGTTACAGCAGAGAAAATTGAAGCTGGTGCAGTTAAAACGGACAAGCTGAATGCAAAGTCTGTTACGGCTGAGAAGTTGGCGGCTAATGCGGTGACGGCTGATAAAATCGAAGCCGGAGCTATTAAGACGGACAAACTGGATGCGAACGCGGTTACTGCTGCAAAAATCGCGGCAGGCTCTATCGAGGCAAACCACATTGCCAGCCATACGATAACCGCAGACAAGATCGAAACTGGCACAATTACAGCTGAAAGCGGAATTCTGGCTGACGGCGTTGTCGGAACGGCTCAGATTGCTGATGGCTCAATCACGGACGCTAAAATCGTAGGGCTTACCGCGAACAAAATCACGGCAGGCACGATCAACGGCAAAGAAATCAATGTAACGGACCTGAATGCGGATAACATTACGGCAGGCACAATCAATGGACAGCGAATTCCGCAGCTTGGCGAGGATAAAATCAAGGATGGCGCAGTCTCCGGCATTAAGATTGTTGATGGCGCGGTTACAGCAGATAAAATCGGCGACAACGCTGTGACGGCAGACAAGGTTGTTGCAGAGGCGATTACTGCCGACAAAATTGCGGCGAATGCTGTCACGGCGAACAAAATTCTCGCCGGTGCCGTTACGACAGATAAGCTGGATGCGAACGCAGTCACGGCGGAGAAAATCGCCGCCCATACAATTACAGTTGATCAGATTGCGTCGAGCGTCGGGTCAGACCTTGACATATCCTCAAACCAGGCGATTACCCTACAGGCTAAAAAGATAGAAGGTGTGTTTAAATCCATTGGTGCTGACGGGTATGAAAAGACGGGTATCGTCAATATTGGCGTGAACGGTATTGGTGTGCAGCATTCCGATATCGCATCTAACACAGTTCTCGATGCGACCGGCATGAAGGTCTATAACAGTGCCGGGCAGGTAATAGGCGGCGTATATGCGCCGGTCGCGAACCAATCCGCGCAGCTTGTTGCGTCTACGATGCTTAACCCTGAGACACCTGAATACTGCGCACAGTTTCAAAAATACGCCGGTGATCATGGCTTGACCGATGTTTACGGCTTTGAACTGATGCGCACATCAGATGGGCTGCCGCTTGTCGGATTAACAGCTAACGCAGATGGAACAGAGGGATATCTGTCCAGCCGCAGTTACGCTGTTGCAATCAGCACAATCGCTTATGCATGCTATCATACGCATCCTGTCGTCGTCTCTGCCAGCGACCCCGGCGTTGGGAATTACCCCGATGGGACGCTTTGGCTGAAACCTTTGGGAGATTAACACATGGGCTGGAATTATAATACGCTAACCGTTTCCTGCACGCTCTGTTCGCGCACAGCCAACGGCACAAGCAACCGCTATGACGGCATCAACGAGTTTCCAGCTGCGGCGACGCATGGATATTATGGAAGCAACGGAAATTGGGTTGGCATGGTGCTGCTGAATACAAGCCTTGCAGGGTTGGATATTACGGGTATTCATGTGTCTATGACGGCCAACGCCGCCGGCTCAACGGGAAATAAAAGCGTCTATTTTTACACGTCAAATTATCAGACCACGACGGCTTCCGGCAAAGGCTCGATTTATCCAAACAGCATGCTTGGGTCCGTTAGCGGGACATTCAGAAATGAAACGACAGAAATCGACCTGACAGGCAGTCTACTGACCGGAATGGCAAGTTACCTGTCCGGCGGCAGTCAGATGTTGATTTTGTACGACCCGAACGGAAGTACGGTTAATTATTGCCGCTTTACGGGGATTACGTTGACAATCAACTATCGGACATATGTCGAAACCCAGAAGACGGTCAAAATTTGCCATAATGGGCAGTGGTTAGAGTGCGCAGTCGCTGTGCGCCAGAATGGACGCTGGGTAGAGGATTGTGAGGTAAATATTCGTAAAAACGGGCAGTGGGTAGAAACATCGCACAGATAGAAAAAGAAGGAATGAAAAGAAATTGTTTAAGAAAGAAATTGTGCTTACAATAAAACCAAATAAGGAGGTTTGTGGTCATGCGCGTATTTAAGTATGACATGGACAAGCTCAATGCATTGCCCATTGTACTGGGCTATGCCGGTGAGAATAAGGCCACACAGATAGCCGTTAATGTCACCGAGTATCTGGCACAATATCCAGGCGCATCGTGTACGCTATTGGTCAAAAATCCGCTTGGAGATATCTATCCCGCCGCGACAAAGGTAGTAGATGGCGAGCTAATTTGGGAAGTCAACAAGTCCGACACCGCCATTGCAGGAAATGGTCAGATTGAAGTAACAATCAGCGGCACAAATAATGAAATTCTGAAGAGTGCCAAAGCGGACACAACGCTGCGAATGTCGCTAAACGCCCCGACGGGTGAAGCACCGGATCCGTACCAGACATGGCTTGATAAACTGCTGGCGGCGGCTGAGAGCGTGAAACAGATGACTGTGGATGTGACTGTACGCGAGTATGGTAGCGGGAACACAGCCAGTTATGACCCTGATACGGGCATCTTGCTGCTGGGTGTCGAGCGTGGCAAACCGTTCGAGTTCACAGATTTTACTGAGGAACAGTTGACGGCACTCACAGACAGCATCGCGCAGGCGGCATCGGACAAAGCGGCGGCTGCTGCGCTCGAAAGCGTGAGGGAAGCGAAGGAAGCGGCGACAGCTGCTGCTGCGTCTGAAAGCAACGCGGCAAAAAGCGAGAGCAACGCCGAAACTTACGCCAAGCGTGCAGAAATGGCAACGCAGGAAGCAGGCTGGTTCTGGGTCGAAGGCGAGGACGACGGAAATCTGTACTTTATTCGCTCGGACAACAGTCCGAACGATTTGACATTTGAAGATGATGGTGAAGGAAGGTTGGTTGTCAATTATGGCTAATAAAACGCTGATTGGCCCGTACTCTGCATACGCGATTGCCGTCAAACACGGTTATCAGGGGACAGAGGCTGAATGGGCAAAAACGCTGATTGACGCAGGGAACAACGCTGCGTCTGCGGCAGAAAGCAAGACAGCAGCCGCGCAGTCTGCTGAAAACGCCGCAACATCGGAAGCGAACGTCGCGCAGGCGGAGGAGCGCATCAACAAGACGGTTTCCGGCGCGGTGGGAGCGGTCGCAGCGCAGGAAACGAAATCCGTTCAGGCGGTTGCGGCACAGGAACAGACGTCTACTGCAGCAGTGACAGCAGAGGGCGAACGGGTGCTGAGGACGATTCCGGCGGATTATACGGAATTGAGCAATGGCGTTAGTCAGCTAAAGGACGATTTAACCGTTCTTGATGGATTCGCACATAATTCATTACGAGTTGACTTCGGTGGCTATGCACTTGAAGACGGCTATATTCGTGATACGGGCTTGCTTTTTCCACCAACTGCAAACGGAGAAAAGACAACTGGTTTTGTCATACTGGACGATGCGGTAACTGGTATCAGTCTACAGCAGATTGGAGCAACAACCGCAGGAACGCTTTGGGGGCGTATTGTTTGGTTCAATGCAAATAAGGAGAAAGACAGCTATAAAGACATTTCGGCGGCGGAAGCCACCGTGTTGACTTTCTATCCTAAGCCAGAAAATGCAAAATATGTCCGTGTATCCTGGCGTGGATTTGGTGGTGACATTTCGCTTGGTGGAACGGTTGAAAATGCGAAGTCTATCATTAGCAGACTTGAAACAATAAATATAAATAAGGCAAATACCGTCGATGTAAACGAGCTAAAAAGTAAGCTTCTCGGCGTTGTCAATGTGAATGATGTCATCATTGCGTCAAAAGTAGTTAAAAAAGAGTTGTTTACATTTGATGCAATTGAGGGCAAAGAGTATACATTCCGTGTGCAGTACAAAAAAGCGCTAACTGCAGTAGCGTATTGGTATCCTCTATATCAGGATGGTAGCAGCATGTTTCCTGCAACATCATGGTCCCATGTAGCTGGAACCACAAATATAACAACCAGCATAACTGCAAAGAAAACGGGTAGGGTCAGTTTCAGCGTCACAACTAATGAGGCGAGCGTTGAAATCGAAACCGTGGATGTTACATTTGAATCTGAAATAAATGCTCGGATAGATTCACTCGAAGAAAAATTCAAGATTGAACCCATCCTTCATAATTCATCCTTTGTGTCCGATAGTAATGTAACAAACACGTTGTTCGATAATAATATATTTAAGGCTGATGCACTAACCATTAAGACAACTTCAAATGCTTTCAGCGGAATCCGTTTTGTGATCCATAACGTAAGAGTTGGGGACGTAATTTCTGCAAAAGCCACACGAAATGTGGGAAACGATGGTTTTATCCGCATTGACTGCTTTGGAAATGATGGCAAACGTATTGGCAAAGAGAACTGGTCGGGAGAAAAGACCGTTGTTGATGGCACGGCTTATGTCGAGGTCACGGTTGCTGCGTGTTGGGGTACGGCTCTTGGAGCAGATATAGAGGTGACATTTAACAACCTTGAGGTGAGATACGCAAATGTTGATAAACTGGAGCTGTCCGTGCACGGCACTGGTAATACGCTGTATACCGGGAAAAGAATCGTTCTTTCAAACGATGACGCCAGACAGAACAAGTGTAACATTGATCTTTGGAAGGACTTTACCCCGGATACAGTTCCAAACATTGCAACCTACAAATTCCACAATAATCAGTCCATCACTGTCTACGGCGGGTATGTGTTTACCTTCCAGCAGGGTAGCAACGGTGGCGCAGTATTGAACTACTCAACGAAACAGGTACTGTCCACGTTCACGATTGCAGACCCAAACACGAGAATGCACATGAACAGCGCTCAGTTCTGCGGCATGTTCTACGATGCCGGTGACGAATTCCCGATGCTGCTTCTGTCTCGTTGCGGAAATGCAGACGGATCTTACACTCAGGGCTATGATGAATGCCTTGTATATCGTGTGCAGCGCAGTGGCAATATTTTCGCGTTTACGCTTGTGAACAAAATTACAACCGATGCTGTTACCTATGGCAATTCATGGGGCGTTGATAACGTAAACGGAACTATCTACATGGCAGGCTCTACGAAAGGCAACTGGGAAGTCAAGGTAGACAACCCCATTGGGTATTGGGTGTGGAAAATTCCGACAAGGCTTGAACTTGTTAGCGGAAACGCGATCAATCTCGCCAAGACTGAATGTATTGCGCACATGGAGCATCCGTTTGCAGTCCTGCAAGGATGCTGCGCACATGGCGGTATGCTCTATGCCGGAATGGAGACTTCGGTCTGGGCTGTTGATGTTATGAGCGGTCGAGTCGCAAGCAAAGTTCCGCTGCCAGTTACATGGGAGCCTGAGGGTGTTGCTCTCTATAATGAAAAACTGTATGTGTCTCAGAAAGTCGGCAATGATACAGCAGGAAACAACCCGATGAGGATTTATGAGCTGGACTTTAATTGAGCTGGTAAGCTAAAGAGGGCTAAAGCCAACTAAGGAGGCGATAACTTGATTATCTTTTTTGCGGTATGCGGCGTGCTGCTGACGATGGGAATCGGGCGGTTCATTCACGCGGGAGGAGCTTGGGATGATTAAAAATGAGAAGCAAATCTGAGTACGCGATGCAGAAGGTGCTAGCCAGAGAATGGGCAATTCAATATATTAAATCCATGCAAAGCGTTGATTTTTTAACGGAAGAAAACATCAAAAAATACGCGCGTGCCAGAAGATGGGCAATGAAGCAATTCCACCGCCTGAGAGGGCATATGAGGGGGTGAGAAAATGATTAAGACGGCGGAAGCACTCCGCACGGCGCGGGGACTGCTTGGCACAAGCTATGATGAGCTGGACTGCATCAACCTCATTAAGAAGGTCATCCGCGTCAGCGCGGGCGGGGAGAAAAGCTACACGACGGCAGGTACGAACGCGCTCTGGGAGAGCGACGCAAACAGCGCGAAATACCGCGATTTGACATGGAAGCAGGAAGGCATTTCCGGCGCGAAGGCGGGAATGCTGGCGTTCATGGGCGTGGGCACGGGCGATGTGAATCACGTCGGGCTGGTGACGGAGAAGGGGACGGTCGTCCACTCAAGCAAGAGCAGGGGCGGGACGGTCGAAACCGAGTTGACGGAGAAGAACGGCTGGAACGGGCTGGGAAAGCACAGGATGATTGAGGTGAATGGAATGGAAAAGGAATTCGGCAACGCGACAGTATCGGTCACGAGCGGCTATCTGAACATCCGCGAGGGCGCGGGCACGGCGGCGAAGGTGATTGCCAAAGCCGAGAACGGAACGCGGGTGAACGTCATCCGCGAGGCGGGCGGCACGGGCTGGGTGTTCGGCAAGCTGGAAAACGGCGTGGCGGGGTACATGTCAGGGGCATATCTGGTGGAGGATGAGAACACACCGGATGCCGATGCGGGGAACGCTGCGGACGCGGGCGGCGCGGAAACGACGACGCTGCGCAGGAGCGACGGCGTGTATGTTACGCTGGCGGGAAAATGGACGATTGCGGAGGATTAACCAATAATGACCCTACAAAAGCTATTGGACGGCTTGCAAGCGGCTGTCACGACGCACAGCACACTGACGCTCGTGTTGGTGTACTTGCTGCTGAATCTGGTCGAGATTGCGCCAATCAAGGTCCAGCCACTCTCGTGGGTCTTTCGCGGATTACGCAAGGCACTTGTCGGCTCACTAGAGGAACGCATAAGCAGAATCGAGGCAAAAAACGACCTTGAGTTTGCCAAAATCTCACGCGCCCGAATACAGCGGTTTGCGGATGAGCTGTACTACCGAACGGATTTGAGCCACTCACGGCAGCATTTTGAGCAGGTGTTTGACGATATCAATGCTTATGATGCTTATTGTGAGTCACATCCGCAGTTTGCGAACCACAAAACGATAGAGGCAACCAATATCATCAAAAACACTTATCACAAGTGTTTAGAAAACCACAGTTTTAGATGACAATATGACAATGCCCGACTGAGAGTCGGGCAGGAAGGAAAGCTAGTATGAGTAACATTGACTTGACTCCCATCTTTCAGGCACTGATCGTCCTTGCCGCTGCGCTGATCACGCGGTATGTCGTACCGTGGATTAAGGCAAAGACGACAATTGACCAGCGGCGCGAAATCCGCGATCTCGTGTCTATCCTCGTATTTGCCGCCGAGAAGCTGTATACCGGTTCCGGACGCGGCGAAGAGAAGCTGGCATGGGTGCAGGAGCGGCTTAACGCACATGGCTACAAGCTGGACACAGATGAACTTGCCGAGCTGGTAAACGCCGAAATTGCGAAGCTGGAAAGCTCGACGCCGTTGTTGATTGAGAATGCTGTTCCGGTGGCTGAACTGACAACTGCACAGGAGGGCTAATGACAAATGCGGCTACGCTTCTGCCGACCGGACTATGTGCGCTACTGCGCTGAGTGCGGTTTTACGGAAGATGAGCTGCGCATTTTCGAGCTACTTCAGAAGGGCAAATCGCGAGTCGAGATAGCGTTTGCCACGAACAGGTCTGTGCGAACGGTGGATCGCACAATACGCACGATAAAAGACCGAATCATATATCTCGAACAACGCTATCCTAATTGAATATTTACTGAATCAAAAACGGTCGGGTGTCATATGGCACTCGACCGTTTTTTGTCATGTTTGCGACGGGAAGATGTCAGGAACAACCCGCTATTCTGCACCATAATAATGGCAGAAGAGGGAGGTGGATTGCAGTGTACAACGGTTATCCGCAATCGTACATTTATCCGCAGCTTGCGCAGCAGACGTACTTTGATAGGCTTCAAGCCCTTCAACAGCAGAATGCGCCAATACAAAACATGCAGCTAATTCGCGTAAATGGCATTGACGGCGCAAAAGCCTTTCAGATGCCGCCGAACAGCTCCGTGGCTTTGTTTGACACAAATAACGATGTGTTTTTTGTCAAGTCAACGGACGGTGCCGGCTTCGGCAGTATAAGAACGTTCACATTTATTCCGGTGCCGGATGCGCAGCCGCAAATGCAGCAGGCATCCCCCGAATATGTAACCCGTGCAGAATTCGATGAGTTGAAAGGAATGGTGTTAAGCAATGGCAAGCAGCCTGTTCGGACAAACCGCAAACAACAGCCAGCAGATGATGCAGCAGAATGACATTCGGGCGGCGGTATCTAAAGCAAAACAGCTTATGAATGGAGATAATCCCATGATGGCGGCTGTTCGCATGATGACAGCTGGAAAAGACCCTGAGAAGGTGTTTTATTCGGAGTGCCAGCGCATGGGCGTGAATCCGGAGGACATTTTGTCCTTGATTCGTTGAGACCACTCCTTTCGGCAAGCGCGCAGCCGGAGGTTTGGAATATAAACGGAGGTAACATTTATGGAAAATTATAGCCTTGCCGATGTTGCTGCGGCGACTGGCAAAAATGACGGCGTATTCGGCGGCAGTGGCGGCGGCATGTGGATTTTTGCCCTGCTGATTCTCGTCCTGCTCGGCGGTGGCGGCGGATTCTTCGGCGGTCGCGGCGACCGTGCGGCGACGGTCGGTGATGTACAGCGTTCGACCGATTTTGCGGCTCTTGAACGGCAGAACAACGAGATCGTTGCCGCTGTGCGTCAGGGCGTCTACGATACCACCGGTGCGATTAAGGATGGCAACTACAACATCCTCGGTGAGCTCCGCGATATCCAGAACGAGACCAACAGCGGCTTTGCCGCGATGCAGAAATGCTGCTGCGAGACGCTGCGTGCCATCGACTCCGTCAACTACAACGGCGCGATCAACACGGCGGCGATCAACGCGAACACGACTGCCAGCATGCAGAAGATTCTGGATGCTATCACCGGTAACCGCTTTGCCGACATGCAGAACCGCATCAACCAGCTTGAACTGCAGTCTGCTCTGTGCGGCATCCCGCGTATCAGCAACTATGCTTACGGCGTTGTGCCGAACTTCGTGCCGATTCAGCAGGGTTGCGGTTGCAACGGCAACAACAACTTCAACATCTAAAAGTCGTATCGGCTGGGCAGGCGGGCGGCTTACGCCCGCCTTTTTATAAAACGGAGGATTGTATGGCGACTCAAATCAATCAGGATCTTCGGGCGGCTATCGAGACCAGCCTGATGAAGCGCGACTATGATAATATGCCGCTGTCGGATATCCAGCAGATCATTGCGCTGGCTATTGCGCTGGCGCGTGATGTGATGCCCATGACACCGCTGGACTATATGTCTGCCTTGATGTTGGACAATGCGCATGATCTACTGAACAAAGGAATCGCATCTACTTCTAAGGAGGGTTAAACATGTCCTGCAAATCTCTAATCTATGCCGTCAATGCCGGAACGCAGGCTGTCGCGGCGAACGGCGGCGTGCAGTTTACCACACTGACCAGACGTTATGGCTGTGATTGCCGTCTGGTAGGCACAAACGTTGTTCTGACGGGTGCCGGCTATTATGACGTTGGGTTTAACGTCACGGCACTCCCGACCGCTGCTGGGGCTATTACAGCTACTCTGTTGGTCAATGGCGTTGCCTATCCCGGCGCAACTGTAACAGCGACCGCTGCGGCGGCGAATGAAGCTGTCCAGTTGTCCCTGTCGCCGGTGACTGTGCGCACCTGCTGCTGCCCGCAGACCAGCACGCTGACTGTGCAGCTGTCGGCTGCCGCCGCTGTTACGAACGCCGGAATTAACGTGGAGAGGGTGTAAGCGTATGCTGACACGTGAGTGCATCGAACGTGAATATATGAGGGCGTTATATGGTCCAGAAACGGCGCAGAATGCGCGTGATTTCGCTCTGTGGTCAATTGCTCTTGAAGCCCTTGAAAAAGGCTCACAGGTGGCAAAGAAACGCCTACACGAGCATCTGGACGAGATGGACGCGCCGCTTACTATGGAAGAGGCTGAAACGTGGGTAGCGAATATGGAGAATGAGGATGCCGCTAAGCCGCACGGCGGTAAGTGGTCTTATGCTGAGACTACCGCTGTTGCCAAAAAGCATGGAATCCCCGATGACAAGCTCATCGACTTTTACGCTGCCATGAATATGATCTGGTCGGACTATTATAAGGTCGCGACCGAGCTGAACGTGTCTACGCCGGACTTTTACGCGAAGATGGCAAAGGCGTTTGTCTGCGATAAGGATGCCGCACCGAACAAGGTTGCGCGGTATTATCGCGCTATCCCCGAGTAAGCCCGCCCAGACGCGGTAGGAAGGACACAGGCAAACGCCTGTGTCCTTTTGTTTGGGCATTTTGCGAGTGTGTCCATGTTTGTGTCCAAAGATATCTTTTTATTTTGTGTCCAAGATTTACGCTATCATAATCCGGAATAAAAATCTTTAAATATAAAAGAAACTAGATATGTAAATATATTTTGTTTGCAAGAATCAAAAGAAAGCTATTATTTTTAGCAGGGAAGATTGCTTTTTATAGTTTGAAGTGTATTTTTTAAATATTTATTGAATAGTCGTTATGCAAATGTTTCAAAAATAATCATTAAAACGCGCTCAAAAGCAAGTACAATCGCATATTTGTGTCCATGTGTGTGTCCAAATGAAAATCCAGAAATTCCAGCCAGCAATACGCGCAAACAAGGGCTAACTGAGGCTTGCCAGCCGTCAACTCGTCAAGCCGCTAACCGCTTATCCCTATAACTCAAATAAAGAAAAAAATACAAGAGTAAGTGTGAGAGAGATTTTATACGGTTTTATTGGTTTATTCGGTTTTGATGGTTTGTTAGGTTTTAATGGTATATTAGGTTCATTAGGTATATTAGGGTGTGGGTGACAAAGGATTTCTATTTTTACCGAAGGAAGAACGTTTTTCGGTATTTATTAGGTATATACTAGTTTTCTATATATTATTAGATTTTTGTATGTATATTACTGTGTTTATACCTAATATACCTAATGTACCTAATAGTTTATATAAATGCGCATTTTCAGAGAGCTGATGAAGCTCAGAGGTTGTTAGTGTGACCTAATAGACCGAAGAGGTGACAAAGGAAATCGCAAGTCCGGCTTCAGTCTGTTAGGTCGTACTAACATCATAAGAGCGTGCGTTTGCAATAAAAGAAAAACTAATCTTAAAATAGACCTTGACGAAAAAGTACCGGTTTTCCGGCACTTTTTTTATTTATTGTCAACAATTAAACGAAAGACTCTAGTTTATTCGCCACGTCCTCCTGCAAGCCCGTCATCAGGTAGCCGTACGTGTCCATCGTGATCTTGATGGACGAATGCCCCATCCGTTCGCTTATGACTTTGGGTTGCACATTGAGATTTATGAGCATAGCGGCGTGTGTATGCCGTAAATCGTGGAAAGATGCCATCGGGATAGGAGGTTGATTCAGTATCTTCCTTTTTTTGTTGATTTTTAGTTCAATTTCTCTTAAAAGTTGGAACATTGTTGGGCCTGTATAAGGTGCTTTGCGGTTGCTAATACAAATGTATTCGCTCTCTCTCGGTAGCTGATTTAAATAGCTCATAACGAATGAGGGCATGGTTATAGTTCTGCGTGAGCTGGGAGTCTTTGGAATTTTTGTTATTGGGCGTCCGTGGGCATCACGAGTCCTTACTTCGTTGATTGTTATTGTGCGCCTCGAAAAATTGACAGCCGTCCATTTCAGACCGAGGCATTCTTCGGCACGTAGACCGCCGTACAAAGCCAGTAAAATAGGGGTATAGATGCGCTTTCCTTTGGATTCATTCAGTATGTCTTGAATATCATCATGCTCAAGATAGTCCGGCTCTTTTGCTTGGAATGTTTTTTTCATGCGGTATCCGATGATAGGGTTCACCGGAATTATTTTTTGCTTGGTTGCCCAGCTCATGCTGTAACGCAGAACCTCGAGGTATGTTTTTACGCTTGCTTGGCTAAGCGGTTTGCCGTCTTTGCCGCCGCAAGACTGCATGTGGCTAAGAATCTCACCATAGCGTTGCATGGTTAGATTTTTCACCGGCTCATCGAAAATTGGATAGCTTGCTAATCGGTCGATGTTTAGACTATATCGTGAGAGGGTTGTCTCGGCCACATTCTGCGTTGCGTATTCGGCGAACCATCGCTCTATCAGGATACCGACGGTTATGGTGGCTTTAGGCGGCTCAACGCCCATATTTGCCGCCTGTTCAAGCTCTCCGGCTTTTGCCCAGGCTTCTTCTTTCGTCGCAAAACCGCCGACGCGCTTTTGCATAATTTGTCCCATTGGATCTTTTACGCGGTAGCGTACTTCCCACGTTTTCCCTCGTTTAGAGACGGATGCCATTGCTGTTTCCTCCTTGATTTTTCCGCTTGTGTGTGCTATAATAATTCTCGCTTGCAAAAGGAGTTGTTTCCTCCATTTTGCGAGTTTTCCGCAGTCCGCGTCGTTCTATAAACGGCGCGGATTTTTGCGTTCATAACATAGTATATTCAAAATGTGGGAAAAGCAAACGGGTTTTATTGTGAAAATAATATATGCATGCTATGAAAATAATTCATGACTCATTTTGTCGGATTTTCGGAACCCTGAATTCCGAAAGTGACCTGCTGTCCGAGCACGATTACATTCTGCCGTTAATTGAGCAAAACTGAGAAATACAGCGAACGATTCTCTGGATTCGACGTTATTTTTCTGTATATCTGTTTTGCGATGCGGGTATCATAGTAGCAAAGGAGGCGGTATTTGTGAAATATCCGCGTGGAATTATGATCCGCTGCATTCTGAGTTTGCTGGATAAGGTGGAGGACGACGCTGTGATCCAGCGCGTGTGGAAAATCCTTGAACGTGCGTATTCGGCACAGACAGAAAAGAGTCGGGAGTGTTAATCTCCCGACTCTTCATTTTTTTTATTGTTGTTTATAAATGCTTCAAGCAAGTCTAGTAGTTTTGCGGCAATGAGACTTCTATCTGCGTCATTGATTGATGCAATCGCGTCTGAATACTCTTTATGCCGTTTAATTCTATCAGCTACATAATGATATTCGGTATATTTCTTGCCAGTGTTATTTTTAATCCACTCCGGATTAACTGAAAAAGTATCACAAATTAACTGGATTTCTTTATCGGAAGGCAATACTTGACCCATTTCTATATCCCAGAATAGAGTGGGCTTTATCTTGGCTCTTGTATAATAAAAATCATATACGGATAATCCATAGTCTTTTCGCACCTCGATTATGCGTTCATTTTGATTATCCATAACTCCATCACCGTATAATAGCCATTCTTTTCGTATATTCAGTACTTTGCAAATCGATTCGATATATTTATACGGTAGGTTTGAATAATTACCCGATTCAACATGACTAAGATACCCGCTTGAGGAACAATCTCCAGTCATGTCACTTAGTTCTCTTTGATTGTAACCACGTTCTTCTCGTGCTGCAACGATGCGCTTTCCAATTTCTTTTCGATTATCTCTTTCGGCTTGCATCCTTGGCATCCGAATCACCCCTTCTATTTGAATTATAACATCCGGAAACTCCAAAAACAAGGGGTAATACACTTGAAAAACGCAAAAGGAAAGCCGGGCGATCAATCGCTCGGCTCTTTTTGTTTGTCCAGCTCGGCTTGTATGGCGTTGAAAACCTCACGCATCATTTCCCAGCCGCCGGGGGTCTTGGCGATACCGCGTATGACGGCTTTGACAAACTCGTTCGAGCCTGCCAGAACCTCGTCTACGATCTCGTCGTCCTCGTTGGGAGGGAGTCGCATCGGTTCTTCGCCGGTTTCCAGCCATTCGAGGCGAATGCTGTATTGCTGGCTGATCAGCATCAGTACGCTGCGTTGGGGTTTTACTCTGTCGAGTTCGTAGGTTACTAGCTGATCCCTTGTTAAACCGAGCGATCTAGCGAAATCTTCCTGCGTCATTTTATGCGTCGCTTCTCTGCGAACCAGTTTAATTCTCTCTCCTAATGTCATTGTAGTCACCTCCTTTTGTTATCCTGAACGCATTATATCACGAAACTACTTGAAAGTAAACTATTTAAAGTGGTTGAAGCCACAAAAAATAATTTAAAAATGTGTTGACAATCAAGCCGAGTTGATGTAAAATGTGGTCACAGTCAAAAAGGAGGCGATTAAAAGTGTACGCAACCACTAAATCGGCTATTGTCGATGAAAAGGTCGATATCCTCAAAACCTTTATCGGTTTCCCGGAAGCCATCCAGAACGCTTTTGCGGCGGGTGTCCTGTTCGGTCAGCTGAAAACCAGCATGGATAACACGGAAAAAAAGAAGGAGAGCTAAAACAAGGCTCTCCCGTTGCAGCAGGAGAGCCTTTTAGAAGGAAGGAGCTATAAATGAAAAACAAAAACCTTTCGACGTTCGTCAGCGACCAGTTCGGCTCGGTACGGACGTTGACCATCGACGGCGAACCGTGGTTCGTCGCGGCGGATGTATGCAGGGCGTTGGATATCTCGAATCCTCGTGATGCCGTCAAACGCCTAGAGGATGACGAGCGAATGACCGTAGATTTAACCGACGGTCATTCCAAACAGCGTGGTGGTGCTCAAAAGCTGAACGCTATCAACGAGCCCGGCTTGTACAGCTTGGTGCTTGCTTCCCGCAAGCCCGAAGCAAAAGCCTTTAAGCGGTGGATCACCCACGAGGTGATTCCGGCAATCCGCAAGACCGGCGCATATGCCGTTCCCGGAACGCCGATGATGACTGCTGAACAGGCAGCTGTGTTGCTGGGATCGATGCACGCATTCGTGCAGAATCAGGGCGAGTTCCTTGCTTGTGCATCGAAGGTGCTGGATGCGATGAATGCGTTCACCGACGTGTCGCAGAAACTGGTGCAGGCAGTGATTGATGCAAAAGCACTTCCGTCTGCCAGCGAGAAGCCCACGCCGAAGCCTGGACAGGTGAAGGATAAGCCGAAGGCTGTCCCCGCTAACCAGCACGTGTCGGACGGTGCGATTACGCTTGAAGAAGCCGCTCTGCGGCTCGGCACTACGCGAAAGAACGTCTGCGATGCTCTGCGCGTGGCTCGTATCTGCTACCGACAGGGGAACAACGATGCACGCCCTTACAGAGTGTACACCGAACGGGGGCTGTTTGACAAGATTATTGTCAAATATTATCGCTGTGGCGCGGAAGAGACGCAGACGTTGGTTACGCCGACCGGACTTGATCTGTTGGCTCAGATTTTGGAGGATGAGAAGCTGTGAGAATGGATAAACAGTGGTACATTGTTCGAACCGACCGTGCGGGCGTATTTTTTGCCCACATCGAAGAGCGTAACGGCAGCGAGGCGAAGTTGACCGACGCTCGGCGTATCTGGTATTGGTCGGGTGCAGCGAGCTTGAGCCAGCTTGCGACCGAGGGTGTTAAGGATCCTCAAAACTGCAAATTTACGGTGACAGTTCCGTCTTGCACGGTACTCGGTGTAATTGAGATCATCGCCTGCACGGATAAAGCCGTGGAGAATATTAAGGCGGTGAGTGAATGGCGGATCTGAAGGAGGCCATCAAACGATTCCTTGAAGTGCCGCACGACGACGGCTACGGCAAAGGTAGCGGCTGCGGCGACGGCTTCGGCGACGGCTGCGGCTTCGGCTGCGGCTTCGGCGACGGCTCCGGATACGGATACGGTAGTGGCTGCGGTAGCGGCTTCGGCTTCAGCGACGGCGACGACTCCGGATACGGTAGTGG